ATAGCTCTGGCGGCAATGCTTCTCAGAACGGTGGTGGTGGTGGTGGCGCCGGAGGCGCAGGACAATCTCCGCCCAATAGTCAGGCTTCGGCTGGCTACGGCGGTGTAGGTGTTGCCAATCCATTCTCAGGCTCAACAGTGGGTCAAAATGTAAGCGGTACTTATTACTTGGCAGGCGGTGGCGGAGCCGGTACTGAACGCAATGCTTCTACCGGTGGAGCCGGCGGAAGTGGTGGTGGTGGACAAGGACAAGGATCGGGTACAACTTATACAGCAGGTACTACTAACACAGGTGGCGGCGGTGGTGGTGGTGGATATAACGGTGCCACAAGTGGGCTTAATGGTGGGTCCGGTGTTGTAATCTTAAGAGTAGGTAGCGGAGTTACAGCCGCATCAACCACTGGGTCTCCCACTGTTGCCACCTCCGGTGCATATAAATTTTACACATTTACTGGTTCCGGCAGTATAACATTTTAACCATTGAAGAGGGACAAATGGCACATTTTGCACAATTAGATCAAAACAATGTTGTAACACAGGTGATTGTGGTACACAACAACGAACTGCTAGACAATGGAACGGAATCTGAATCTATAGGGATAGATTTTTGCAAGTCGCTGTATGGCGCAGATACCGTATGGAAGCAAACATCCTACAATGGTAGTTTTCGCAAAAACTTTGCAGGAGTTGGATTCATGTATAATACATTGAGAGATGCGTTTTTAGCACCAAAGCCGTATACAAGCTGGGTATTGAATAATGAAACATATACCTGGGAGGCACCAATTCCGCGTCCTAATAATGATAGGGTATATGTATGGGATGATTATACTAATAATTGGGTAGACGTAGGCGAAAAATTAAGATAGTTAAATGTGTGCTAAGTCACCAATACCAGTATAACACAATAAATACAGTATAAGGATCTATACTAATGCAAACCATTAAACAGTTATATCGCGAATCATACAAGGGTGAAGATGTTGTTACCAACCTAATCTACCAAAATGCCCAGTGGACGCCCCAATACGAGTGGATCCCCAATGCCATTACCAACATACACACAACCAGCCAGGCTGTGGTAATTGGTGGTGGATCACGAGCAGAATGGCGTCATCCAACTCAAGGATTTGACATTGATCATTTGTCCCGTCACAAAGGCGGCCTGTATGGCTCAGACCGGTTGCAAACTTACGGAACCAATCGACTATACAAAGAGTTTACTCCAGATTTTTTAATCATAGACAACAAAGAAGTCAACGGCATAGTTGAATCTGGTTATTGCAATGACAACATAGTTTATGCTCACGCCAATCCAATCTTGGATCACCCAGGCAAGTTTTATCTGATACCTCAAGACCCCAGCTGGAACGCAGGAGCCATTGCTGTGTACTTGGCCTGTTTTGATGGACACACAAAAGTTTTCTTACTGGGATTTGATGGTCGTCAAGGCGACGACGTGTTCTACGAAAAAACCATGAAAATAGTTTTTGATCTGTATCCTGATGTGGACTTTGTGCGAGTTTGTCCTACACCCAACTACTACATGCCTGAGTCATGGAAATACATGATTAACCTAAGACAAATTACTTTTAGAGAGTTTGTCCTGGAAGCCGACATCGGATAACACAGTTTCCATTGTCTTTAATTTATCTATTATAACTGAAAACTTGAAACTGCGCCACACACCTGGGTGCAGGGGCTTGGGATAATCTTCTAACGGTACCCAACAGTAGCCTCTGTGTTCTTGATTCAGCACAGGAACAAACTCATCATCAACGCTGATCAAGTAGGTATGAAACACAAATCGATCATTGTCTCCGGTGTATTGTTCTATGGGAATAATTTTGGCATTGTTGATTTCACCGCCCAGCTCTTCTCGAATTTCACGATATAGCCCTTGAATGATGGTTTCTCCGGGTTCAACTTTGCCGCCCACAATCCCCCAACTGCCTGAATGCCGGGCGCTATTTCTAAGTAAAAACAGATATCGATGTGTTTTGGTGCAATAGATCAATGCACCTGTGCTTGACAACATTTAAATTACAATACTCCAATTGTCTGGCAAATACAATCCCTCAACGCTTTTGACCCACTCGTTGTTTACATAATCAAACTTGTACTGTATACCAGTGGTTAAGTTGGTGACAAAACCATATGATTGTGCGGCCTGACTGTTGTAGCTCACAACCCATCCACCTGCGGTATATGCAATGATATCATTGGCATTGGCCACAAAATCAGGATTGTTGCCCCAGGCAACAGCACTGTCGTTGTTATTATAACTGCCAATGGGGTTGGTGATCAAGTAGCGTATGCCCAAAGTGGGAGTCAACAAGTGTAGGCTATCAACATTGATGGCATCTGGATCGATGATGGCATTTATGGCAGTGATGTTGTTGGCAGGCAAAGTATCCACGTGTGGATCGTACAACAATATGGTGTGATCAGTTGGGTGCAGGGCCACAGTGCCCACAACTTCGCTGATGCCGTCGGGGTGTCGCAGTCTTATTTGACTTATGCCATTTCTGATTTTTCCATACGAAGAAGTCAGCACAAGCCAGTCTTTGATGTCTGCGGCCTGTATGTTTGCTTCGTTCTTTTGTGTGTCACGGATCAACTTCAATTGATTTCCGATATAAACCAAGTTGTAGTTTCTAAAAGTGGTTGCTCGGCGTGCCAGCAGGTCAGCTTCGGTAAATATGTCTTCGGTTATGTTACCAGTGCTGTCATAGATGCCATTAATGACCTTGGTCACAACACCCAGGCGTTTGACTTTGGCTGGACTGCTTAACCAAATTGGAACTTCAAACTGTAGTGTGGCAATGCTGATGCTTTCGTCTGACCCAGCAGGGACGGTTCTACTATCCCATACTGTGCTCTTAAGGTCTACCACAGTTAGACTGCCCCAATCAATAAAGTTGTCGGTGTTTTGAATTTCTAAACTGGGATTAAACAGAGTTGATATCTGTTCCCACAGTTGCAATTTTTGTTCGGTATTGCTGGTCCATATGTCCATTTTGAGTGTGAGCTTGTAGGGCACAGGCATCATGCGCTCCACAGTATATGCATCACCAGGGCCGTTTAGGTAATCACCTGTAGCAGGATCATATTCGCGTTTTCTAACATTGACCTTGCTGATGAAACTGGGGTCTTGCATACGCTCACGATCATAGTCTAGGGCACTGATATAAACAGCAATAGCAGGAACACTGCTCAACAGGTTCTCACTGTTTTGTTTCAGTATCTGCGCGGCCTGTCTGCTTTGGTCTCCGTAGATGACAGGAACTTGTTGTAGGGCTCGCTGACCAGTGGCACCCTGACCAAACTCAACTTGAAAACCCGACACCAGCCTAATAAACTGTGTCAAGTATCTGCGTATTTGGCTGTCGTAAAAAAATTGTTGAGTCATTAGTTATCTGCCCGTATTCTTAAGGCCTTGCTGAGACTTTGGCGTTCAGGTTCCGTTTGACCTTCTAAGTTTGTGTAAGTTTGTGTGTTGTTTACAAAACTGCTTCTAACTGTGGCGTTGCTACCCGGAGCAATATTGGCTCTCAATAGATCTTCTACCTTGGTCCATCGTTTGCCGTTGAAACGGAACAATCTGTTTGGCAAGTAGTCGGTGCGAAGATAGTAATCGCCTTCTGTTGGGGTAGTAGGGAACTCTATGCCCACACTCAACGGCAAACCGTTTGGTGCCAGTCCGTCGCCTACTAAGTATCCGTCGGTTTTTGCCGGAGGGCTCAGTGGCGCGGCATCGGTTCGGAAGTCAGGACTAAAATACAACCCGCTGGTATCGTAGCCCGACTTGGGCACATCCACTTCAGCCTGTGCTACCACAGCTGAGTTGATGTTCATGTACACACCGTAATTGCTCATGATGTCAGCAGTGGTGGTGCTGGCAGTGCCTTCCACAATGGTGTTCAATATGTCTTTGTATTCTTGACTGTCCACCAGGGGATTGATTTTGACACGCCACAGGTGCGGCCACCAAGTTGGTGTAAATCCTTCGGCAGCCAAGCTGGCGTCAGCAATCACATAGTAGCGTTTGAGTGCGGCCGGCACATCTTGATCCAGGGCATTGTAGTCTTTTAGGTGTTCTAGTTCCAGCACATCGCCAGCCATCAGCTTACGACCAATGGTGTCCATCATGTCGTTGATGTGAAAGGTCATGAACAAGGTACCAGTCTGCAAAAACAGGCCAAATTGGCTTAGGTCAAAGTCTTGATCTGCGCGAGTATAGATGCCACGCATCTTGTAAACATCTCGATCGTACTTGCGATCGCGGTTTTCCACAAACAGCAGGTCCTGTATGTTCTTTTCGCTTTGGTTGGTGTAGTTGGGCTGTGTGAGATCTGTACTGTCAGTCTGCTGATTGGTGCCTAAATACTTGTGAACAATGATA